TGGAGCCCGGACTTTCCTCTTTATAAAAAGTTTTGCCTCTTTAAAAAAGCGGTCGCCCGACCGACTGGAAGTGCTGGCTTAAAGCAAAAGCGGCGAAGCCACAACCAGCTTCGCCGCAACATCCCCTCTCCCCTTATCCTTCGAGAGCCTCAGGATGAGGGGAGGAGCACGCGCACAACAGGTCGATTCAGCCGTGAACCGGCTTAGCCCATAATCGCCTTGGCCTTGGCGCAATAGGCGCGGTTGGCGGCGCTCATATGCGTGGTGCCAATACCGGACTGGTAGCGCATCACCGTGGCGCAGGTGTCGCCCCGCGCCATCCGGTAGGCCACGGCAAGATAGCGGATGCCGAACCGCAGATTGGTGTCAGGGTTCAGCAATTCATTGGCCGGGCCGGAAAAGCCCACCCCGCGCGCCGTCTGCGGCTTGATCTGCATCAGACCAAGCGCACCGCCGTTGCGGACATGCGGCTGGAACCGGCTTTCGATCTGCACAATCGCTTCAGCCAGACGCGCCGGAACCTTGTTGTCTGCCGCATGTTTGGCAATCAGATCGGCATAGGGTTTTGAGCCGCCCGCAACACGCAACTTTGCAGGCTTGGCGTTGCCCTTGGTCTCAACAACCGGCTCGGCCTCAGCCGCTTTTTGCTCTTCATTCGGGGCCGATGCCTTTGGCGCAAAAATTGCCCCCAGAATGCCGAAATTCGCCTCTTCGGCAAAGGCCGGCAGCGGTGCGGCAAACGTGGCCACAACCAAAGCAAGCGCCGACACAGATTTTCCAAATTTAATCATTCATACCTCAATTACTATCCTACGATGCGTTGCACCATACAGAATAATGAGGCAATATATGGGCGAAGAATTAGGCTATAAAATTATCGTATAAATCTATAGCCTATATTTATACGAATATTTCTATTCAATATAAATGAACTTGAATTCTATGTGACAAAATAAATCATTTTTTGCCTTCCGCCTCATGAATCCGGAACCAGCGGCCCGCAATCACGCTCGCCAACACGCCTCCGGCGAAGGCCAAAGTCTGTAGCGCGATCGCTTCTTTGAGACTCTTTGATCGCCTATTTGAGACCAAAACGCCAAAAGGACTTAAGTCCTAAATAGGCCAAATATCCTGAAAATTTCAAACTTGCACAAAAGTGCAAACTGACCGGAATGCTTGACAAAGCGTCAGAATATTAGCCCGTTTCCGGCCGGAAATCACTAATCTGACGCTATGGCTCCAACGTGATCAGCGCATGGCTGTGGTTCAGTAGCAACCTTGAGGGTCGGGGCGTGATCGCCCGCCAAACTGGACAAATAATTCTGGGCAAGAGCAGCCCGAAGTTCCTGGCAACTGGCCATTAACGCGACAGTAAAAGGCCGGTCAGGCTGTGCGCTTTGATATGTTGGTCTGGTCATCATAGGTCTAACACTTCCAACGTCGCCCCGTCATTGAGGAGCAGTTCCACCAGTGAGTTGGGTGACTGCCCGATCGGATAGTTCTTGCCGCATTTGTTCAGCACGGCCGTGGCGACGGTAGAACAGATGCGATCGATATATCTGGGCGGCAGGCCAAGGCCGATTCTCACCGCGTCCAGATATGAATATTTGTCACCCAGCCGATCCAGCATTTCGGCCTCTGCGGCGGGCGTCAGGGTGACGTAGGTTCTGATCCAGTCGCAGGGCAGATTTTGCGACAGGGGCACGATCTGCATCCCGGCAAATTCGCGCTCCTGGACGATCATCAACCGGTCACCCAGCCAATAGGCGATCCCGACATGCGACCACGATCCACCCGTGATTGCACGAATGAATCGCCCGATAAATGTCCGGCCGCGATAGGCCAGAATGTCGCCGGTCTTGATGTGCTGACGCGCGATCAGATAGTTGACCATGACCACCTCACAGGCCGAATTGCGCCGCCGCTTTGACGGCCGCAGCGGCCAGATTGTCAAGAATGGGCTGGATTTCAGCAGGTGCTTTAGCTGCCGCAATCTGCGTCTGCCCCTGCACGCGCAGCGCCTGCACCAGACCGACGATCTGGGCATAAATCGCCGCCTTTTTGATCACGCTATCGGCCAGCACGGGCAGTATCAGTGCGCCGTTGCTGGCATTGACCAGACTGACCAAGGTGGCGTCATTGGGCAGCGCCTGACCGGCGATGACGGCGCGCGCCTCAACCAGCTGCAGCGGCCAACTGGCGACTTCGGCGGCCGGATATTGCGTGGTGATTTTGGCCGTCACATTGTCGGCATAGGTGATTATCGTCGCCATCGCCTTGGCCTTCAATTCGTCGAGCGTTGGCGGCGCGGCTTCCCAAACGCCGCCATCGGCCAGCCAGTGATCCAGTTGCTGTCCGGCCTCGGTCTGGTCAAGACTGACGATTGCCGTGGAACCGTCATCATATTGCACGATTGATGTGCCGTCCGCTTGGCGGTGGGCGCTAAGAATGTGTTTAGGCATGGGCGTGAACTCCGCTTAAGTGATCGGGATGGCAATGACCGGAAACCGGCCGGTCTTCTGGGCGGCGATAGACAGGGTCAAACTGCCCGGCGAGCCATTGGTGACAGCGGTAACTTTGGTGCCGGTCTGGATCGGCCAGGGCGCTGCAGCGTCGTTGTAATTAAAGCCGGTCAACAGATCGCCCACGGCGATATAGGTTGACAGCTGCCCGCCATAGCCGTCGCCACGGTGGACGTTCGCCACGGTCGTTGAACCGGCGGTAAAATCACCGAAATGGACGACGTTGCCCAGCTGATACCCGGTTTGAACCAGCGCAATATACCCGGCCAAGGTCAAATCGGTGCACAAGGTGGAGGCGAAATTGCCGTTAACATCGACTGTCATGTTATTTTGCTGCTGGCATGTGACCGGGTAATTGCCATTGGCATTGGGTGCGCCAACAGCGGTCACGATGAACTTGGTATCGGTATTCATCACGTCGAGAATGCAACCCGGCTGGATGATATAGCTGGTATTGCTGCCCGCCTGCCATGTGGCCAGATAATTGAACGTCAGAATGTCATTGGCCAGCACCATCGATCCGGCTTCAATGAAGGAACTGGTCATATAGATCAGCTGCATCGGCGGCACATTGACCCGCCATTCTTGCCCCTTGAGGTCAGCAAATTTTTTGACCGCCTGGTGCGATTGCGCCTTGGCTGCGCCGTTGAAATCGAACTTGTTGTCCATCGCCCGTGAGGCTCCAACCGAATTCGGGGTGGGCAGATAGGTGACGACATTGCCCAGATCACACTGGGTAAAGTCCTGATAGAGAGTGTTGATGCGCGGGCGACCAAGCGACAGCCCACCAGTCCAGTTGACGGCCTGCTGAAACGCCAGTGAGCCATTATTGCCGCCAAGACTGGTGGCGGCAATGACGTTATTACCCCGGAAAATCAGTTTAACCGCGCCGCCATAGACGAGATTGTTGATACGGCTGTTGCCAACGATGGAACAGGAATCGAATGTGATCGAGCCAGCGGTGCCCGCCTGGATATAGCCCGCCGGGATTTGGTTGTGAACGCCGTCACCCAGATTCATCATGCAGCTCTGGAACAACACCGGCGCATTGAAACTGCTGGTGCCTGCCAAGCGGCCAATGCGCACCTGCTTTTCAAAATAGACATTCCGGAACACCAGCGGGCCTGCATAGCCCAGCCCGTTGAAGTCGCAGAACTGATAGCCGGAACCGCCACTGATGTTCTCGATAGGCCCGCCAAACTCGCCCTGGCCATTACCGAATCGGGTGCCGGTGACGAATGTATGGAGATAGGCATAATTGATGTTGCGCAATTCGACATTGCGGCTTTGCGAATGACAGACTGCAACACCATAAACGCACGTCGTAATATTGGCATCACGGATGCGCACGAAATCCCCGTTGCCATCGCCATTCGGCATGACCAGAATGCCGACAGCAAAGCCGGAAATATCGACATGCTCAATCGTAACGTCAGACGAATGAGCCTTATTATATTGCGCGGGGGCCACGTTGCCCCAGGCGAGCCATGTGCCAGTGGGATAATTGACGGCCGGGTAATGATCGGCGGGTTGTGCATTGGCATAGGCGTCAATGGTGATGGCGGCATAGGCTGAATGCTGTTGCAGCCCACCCGGATTGCTGCCTGCAGGGGTAATGGCTGGATCAAGCCATGCGGTATCTGCGGGCGGGAAAATATTGCCGCCTGCCAGGGTGACGGCCTGTATGAACGGCGCGGCCAGACCGCGAATGGCAATTCCGGCGATCTTGGACGCGCGCGCGCCCTGCACATTGAGGCAAGGCCGGTCGAACTTGGTGGGCAACAGCGTGACGCCGCCCGTGATCTGGCCTGAATAGGGCGCGCGGATGCCACCCTGCAATTTGACCCCGCGATAGGTATCCCCATATCCCAGATGCAGGACGTCCGAGGTGGCATATTTGCCCCACGGGATAAATATCTCGCTGGCACCATTGGCCAAAGCGTAATTGATTGCCGCCTGCAATGCGGCCGTGTTGTCGGTGCCGGTCACGACGCCGGTGGCATAGACCCATGCGCCATCACCCACCACGCCGAATTCGCCAGCATTGACGCGCGGCGTCATCGAATATTGCGGTGCCCAATAGATGCCTGCCACCAGCACTTCGCCATAAATACCGGTGGCGACATTGGTGCCGCGCTTATAGGCCAGCGGCGTGGTGGCATAAGCCCCGCTGTTATAGGTGCCTGTCACAGCATCGACGGTGACCAGGGTAACTGTCGCCGGAATAGCTGCAGCGGCCAGAAACGCGACCTTGGTGGCAAAGCGCATGACGCCGGTGCCCAGTGCTGTCGCCAGAGCGGAAATGAACGATGACGCATTACCAAATTGAGCCAGCGCCGCGTTGAGCTGCGAGGGCGTCAGATGCAGATTGCCAGCCCCGCCGCTCAAAATATCTGCCACCTGTGCAGGTTGCGGGACGGTGGCCAGAACGCCCACGCGCTCGGCTTGAACCTGTTGCAACATGCCTGTCTGGGCGGCTGTGGCGGCGTTGAAATCGTCTGTGACCGACATGTTTATTCTCCAATCATACCGAGGTTTGCGGTAACGCGGCCCATCGTGCGAGCCATGCGATCCAAGCGGGTTTGCAGCGCATAGACCTCCATGCGCAGCAGCGAAATTTCTGACGCGGCATTGGCGTCAGCGGCAATGAGCCGGGCAAACACACCGGCTGCATCCAGAAACTCAATGGTGATTGAGGGGGCGTTGACGACAATGTTGAGCGCATCAAGCGGGATGGCATCGACCAGAATCATCGCGCCGATGACATAGGGGATATTGGCGCTCTTGTAGCCCAGCGGCGCACCATAGACCGGCGCGCCGGTGACCGGATCATTGCGCTGGATGACAGTGGGGTCTTCCGACCATAAAGCCCAGAGCGTTCCGTCATCCAGAAACAGGCCAATCTCGTTGATCCAGCCGGTGGCGTTGCCATCGAGGCGCGCCCCGAACAGCAGTTCGAGGTCGTTGACCTTCTGGCCTGCACCCAATGGCACACGCATGAACTCATTTTTCAGTGCGGCTTCGGTGCCTTGCGGCGTGTAACCGGTGCCGTTCGGCGTGCCGGTCTGGCCGGAACCAACCGCCAGCTGGCTGAATGACGCGGCAAAACCGTTGTTGGCGCTCTTGAGGATAGCGGCCAGACCGGCTTGCGTGATCTTGAATTTGAGTGCAGGCGTTGCGGTCATTGAATCCGTCCGTTGAATTTGGCGACTTGCACCGGGCGGGCCAGTGCGGCCAGACCGGCCAGAGCGCCGGGCACCGATGAGAGGGCGTCGATTGATCCGCTCAACCGCAATACCGGCGTGTTGATTGTGGCAAAGGCGGCAGCGCCAACGGCGGACTTGGCGGCCGCACCAATTTCAAAGGCCACGTCCTGGCTATGGCGTTTGACGGTGTTGATCATCTGGGCAACGTGGCGCTGGGTGCGTTCACTCAACAACGGCTCGCCATTGAACAAACGCTCGGTCAGATAGATCGTCGCCATATGCGTGCCGGGCGCACCCATGGGCGTCATCTGATGCCATTGCACCCAGTCCACTTGCATACCCAGCAAGCCCAGTGCGAATTTGACGCCCTTGATTGTGCCTTCCTGCACTTTGATCTTGAGCGCATTGTCAATGATGCTGCGTAGATGCGTCTCCGACATCGCCGGATCGCAATAATTCTGGACGGCCCATGAGCGAATCGCGTGAGGCAATGCGGCGGCCGGAATATCAGACACGCGCAATGCCAGATCGCGCTGCCAGTCGAATGAGCCGCTTATCCTGGCGGTCAGATCGAGAATGGCCTGACCGCGCAGATCGGCTGTGGCGCGCGGCAGAATGCGCTGGTCAATGGTGCGGGTCGCATCAAGGCTCATGCCTGCACCCCCGTCAGAATCACAGTGACGGTCAGCGTCGAATTGACACCGTCCACATATTGCGACGGGCCAAGTTCCTGATAATCCAGCCCGGCCGTCTCGACATTGACCACGCCTATCACCGTCTTGATCGCGGCGCGGATATCTTCCGGCACCACACGGCCCGACAATGCCTGCGACCAGGACTTAATCAGCGCCATGGCGGCAGTCTGGGCTGCAATCGTTGTGCCCGCCGGATCGCTGGTGGCCACCACTGTTGCCGTGAAGTTGAGCACGACGGGCACGGGCGGTTTGACCGTGACCAGATCGCCCATCGGCAACAGTTCATTGGCCTGCAATTGATCCAGCGTCGTCTTGATTTCCTGCAGCAAGGCAGGCGAAGCCGGGCCGGTCGCCGTCAATGGATAGATGTCGATATAGCAGGGCTGCGGTCGCAGTGCAGCGACATCCACCAGATCGCCAGAGATGGCCAGCGTGTGTTCGATATAGCCCATGCGCTGGCCGGAAATCGTTGCCTTCTCCAGCGCGTTGGCCAGACGCAGGCGATAGGCGTCAGGTGTTTCCGGATCGGTGCCGCCAATCGTCGTGCCGATATTGGCGACATTGGCCACTCCGGCAATCGGATCGAGCAGCACACTGATCTGGCTGTTGAGCAGGCCGGTGGCGGCACTGCCGGTCTGGCTGGCCGTCGCCCCCACTTGCCCGGAAATCTGACCGGCCGGAATGGTCAGCGGCGCGTCGGTCAAAAATGTCGTCGCATCACTGCCTGCAGAGGCGCGGGTGCCCTGCGGCACAATCGTATCAACGGCCAGCAAGGCCGCCAGCGTGAACTGCAAAACAGTTTTGGCATAGGTGGCCTGCAGCATCGGCGTTTCAATGCCGGGTTGTGCGCCCAGCTGCTGCAGCCAGGGCGGATCGGCCAGCGTCACATAGCGCTGGACATGCGCCGCCTGACCTTCAATGGAGAGCAGCGACCAGACATAGGCCAGCATGTCGATCAGCAGCATCTCGACTTGCATGGGGTAGAGGGTGCGCCTGGTTTTGGCTTCGAACCACGTCACCAGCTGGGCTTTAAGCGCCGTTGAATCGGTATTGAAAATCTGTGGCGCGGGCAACGCGCGCAGCGCATCCAGATTATAGGGGCCGGGTGTGTCATGCCGGGGCATAGGGCACATCCATGGTGATGATTTTCTTCTCGACATCACCGGCAAGATGCAGGCTGATCTTGAACAGCCAGCGATTCTGCAGGGCCGAAAGCAAGGACGGCACGATCTTCTTGCAGATGACGCGCGGTTCATAGGTGCGGATCGCGTCAAACAATTCGCGCGCAATCTGCGGGTTGGCGATTGCCGGAGGCTGATCCACCCAGGGCATCAGCCGGACGCATTTGAGCGGTTCCAGCGGGACGGTGCCCTGTTCGGTGGCGATGATGGCGCGCACCGCCTGATCCACATCGAGATGACCAAACAGAATCTGTCCCAGCGCGGGCGCGTCGAAACGCACCTGCGGCTGCCAGTTGACATAGGGGATCGTCTGCCAGTTCTGCATGATAAAAACATGCAGCCTTTGGCAGTTGCATTATACCGGAAGAGTTCCGGTAACCCTTCTTGCGCGCGCGTGAAACTTTGCCAGTCTCAAAGCGGGGCAGAAAAATTTCAGCGTGTCGGGATGTCTGGCACGTCGCCCAGACTGATTGGCTTGTTTACAACGATACCATCCTTGGTGATTAACATTTTGGTGGGGCCGGATGTGCCCACTTTCAAGAACAATTTGCCGGGATCAGGCAGGGTTGTGCGGTGCACATTGGTTACCGGGTCATGTTCATGCACCGCGCCGTCGGCATAGGTGACATGATCATTCTCGACAGCGCCCAGCGGCGTCGGGTCTTGCTCTGAATAGACCGAACCTAAGACGATGCCGTCTTCGCCGCGCCAGTCCACCAGGCAGGCCACCTGTTCGCCCACCTGTGGCACATGGCCGTGGCGGTTGCCTTTTGCGCCCTTGACCACAACAGACAGCCAAAAGCTCTGGGTGCCATCCTCATCAGCGAACTGCACCCGCACGCGGTATTTGTTGCTGGGATCAAGCAACGTCACCAGGCCGCGCTTGTATTGGGCGCTATGTTGCTGTGCGGGCATCGGACAATTCCAGTGAGGTTGTGTCGCCGCCGCGCGCATAATGATGACGGGCCGACTGGATGATATATTTGCGATCCCAACGGCCATAGCCTGCCAGACTGACCGTCAGACCGGCTTGCGCGGAGGGGTCACGTTCCAGTTCAAAGGTGGCACTCCAGGCTTTCTGGTTGGCTTTCTGCAGCTTTGACTTGGCCAGCTTTTGGGCATGGCCGGAGCTTTCAACCCGGTCATCAACGCGCAATGTGTCGCCGGTCTTGACGTCAGAATCATTGACCTCAAGTTCAATGTTCTTCTTGGAATTGCCGTCGAAGTATGAGGCCTTGGCCTTTGAATAGGTGCCGGTCGATTCATGTTTGAGATTGTAATTGATAATCTCGTTTGCGCCTTTGATCAGCGTTCTGACGGGGTCTTGACCATGCAGATCGTCGCGCTGCGCATAGATGACCTTGTGACCCTTGACGGCAAAATAGGCCCCGTAGTCGCTGGCCAGACGGCTCAAGAATTCCAGATCGTTTTCGCGGCGCTGGGTTACTCTGGCAAACTGCACATCGGGCGGCGTGCCGATGATCTGCAGCCCGGCATCACGGCAGACCTTTTGGGCAATCTCTTTCTGGGTTTGGTTTTCGAAGGCCTTGGTCTTGCGGGTTTTGAGAGACCTATCAACCGGCTTGGACTGGCCATGCAGGGCAAAGATGTCGCCGCTGCGACTGCCGGACGGGTTGGGCTGGTCAACAAAATATGTGCCCATGTCGCGGCCTTCGCAGACAAAGCGCAACTCGTCGCCGTGTTCGGGGAACCAGGCATCAAACCATTTGCCATGATCGTTGCGCAACGACAGGGTGATTTCATCGGCCTTGTCGCCCAGATTATCGGTGATCGTCAGGTCAATCACCTCATTGGCAATCTTGTCCCAGATGTTCATGCCGCGATAAAACAGCTGCGCATCCAGTTGCTGGAACTGATCAGACATTTGACTTCCCCCATTATCCGCGCCACGGCGGGTTGTCGGCTGCGCTGGTGGCAGCATCCAGAATCGGGATCAGCAAACTGGTTCCGACCGGCAGCACCGGCGGGATCGGCGTGATCGGGTTGGTGGTAAACAGCCCCCGGTTGGCGTCAATGATCGGCTGGAACCGGCTGGCATCGCCATAGTGCGACCAGGCAATCAAATCCCAGCGGTCACCGGGCTTGGTGGTATAGGGCAGATATTTCATAGCGTGACGATCTTGATGTTGAGGCTGGCATTGGCACTCAAGGCCGGGGCATTGGCCAGGGCAATGGCGGTGGCCAGCCCGGAGAGGTCAGTGACGGGCGCTTCAATCAGCGACAGTTCGGCTTCGACCCGTGTGATCGCGCCGGATAGTGTGGTCTTCTTGAGCGTGACCTCTATGCCTTCGATCAGATATTGCGCGCCGGTATAGGAGGCATCGCCGGACACATAGGGCATGGGCGTGCGGGCGGCTCTGGCCGATTCCAGATTGTCCAGTTCGGTGCCTGGATCGCAGAAGGTTTCGTCAAAGAAGAACGATAGCTTCTTGGTGTTGAGTTCGTCGCCCTTGTCCTGCAGCACGGGCTTGCCGTCAGCAACGTTCAGCTTGGCGAAGGTGGCCTTGGAGGTTTCATGGGCCTTGGTTGGCCCGGTGAATGGCGACAGGCCGATAGTAAAAGGGCCGAGTGTGGCAAACATCATGCCTCCCTAAAGTTGAGACGGGAATTTTGCTTGTTGCGGTCGTTGACCAGCTGGGCGAGATCGTGGGCATGTTCGCGCAGCAACGCCCGAAAATCCTGTTTGTCCTGGCCGGAGTAATGGATCGTCGGTGAATAGGTGATATGGGTTTCGCCAGGTGCAACGCCGGAGGCATAGAGCGGCGGGCGGACTTCATATTGGGCGGTCTGGATCGGTGCCGCCATGGCGACATGGGCCGGAACATGGATGGCTGCGACTTGCGCCGGAATGGCGGCCGCCATGCCAGCGGCGACGGCGCGCACGGCGTGAATGGCCGGATCGGGCCGGATGGCGGCGGCCAGAGTTTCGGAGAAACGGATTTTGTCGAGGTCGGACAGCGGGCCAACCTTGGCCGGTGAGTGCGGCAGATGGTCACGCATTTGCTGGGCGACAGCGTTGACGGCTGCCACGGCATGGGCCGCTCCCGCCTCGATACCAGCGGCCAGGGTGCGCATCAGCGCCACGCCTTCGGCATGGAAGCTCATGCCTGCCAATTTGGACTTGACTGCATCGAGCGCGGCGGAGAGGGCGGCAAGCGCATCCTTGGCTTCTGACGCGCCCGCTGCCGAGCGGATCAGACGATCAGCGTCTGCAGATGCATCAACATTTGGAGAGGACGAACCTATACCGACGAAGTTGGCGGCAGCTGACAGGTTTTCTTTTATGCTATCCCAGATACCGCCGATCTTCTTTGCCTGATCAGTAAACCAACTCACGACAGGTTCAAATGCTGCCACCATTGCGGATTTAACCCCGGCCGCCCAACCCGATATAGCTGCGGTTACCGCATCCAGCGCGCGTTTGACCGGCCCGGCAAAATCCAGATTGTCAAACCAGCTGCCCGCGTCAGACCAGGCGTCAGATATAGCGTCACTAACGCCCTGCAGTTTTTCCGAAACGATGTTTTTCAGCCCGTCCCAGGCCGCACCCAATGCGCCCTTGGCGGCATTGACCGCCGCCACCATACCATCCCAAGCCGCGCCCAGCACCGGGCCGATCCGCCCCCAGTTGCGGTAAACCAGATAGGCGGCCGCCGCCAGTGCAACCAACCCGCCAACCAGCCATGTCACCGGATTGGCCCAGAGCGCCGCATTGAACAGCCAGGTTGCTGCCGTCGTCAGCCCCAGCGCTCGGCTCAAGGCCAGCAATTCACTGGCCACACCCATCGTCTTAAACACCAGCATCGCGCCAAACGCCGCCTCCAGCGCCGCCGTCCAGCCGCCCGTCATACTGACCAACGGATCCAGCGCGTGTTTGATGGAGACGAACCAGCCGTGAATGTCGCCGGCAATGGTGAAAGCGCCTTTCAGGGCGTCGGTCAGATTGGTGCCGATCGTTTTGGCCAGAGCGTCCGCACCCTGGGTGCCCTTGTCAAAGGCCCCCATGGCTTCGGTCAACTTGTCCTTGAAGAAATCCATCGGGCCATTGTCCATGATTTTCACCATGAAGGCGTCCCACCGGTTGATCGCCTGGGCGACTGCACCGTCAATCGTCGCGGCCTTGCGATCAGTTGCCCCCGCGAAGCGCGCGTCGATCGCTGCCCGCACCTTGGCTTCAATGTCGCCGTTGACCGCCACGTCCTGTTGTTTGCCGCCCGCCAGATAGGACAGGCCTGTGGCCTTGCCGTCGTCGCCCGTCTTGACGTTGATGCCAAATCCGGCCAGCGCACTGGTGTCGCCCTTTTTCATGGCGGCCCATGCGGCCATGATGTTGGCGGCCGAACCGCCATCTGTCCCGGCCGCCGCATTCATCAGCGCCTTCCAGGTATCGGAACCAGGCAGCACGCCGGAGCGCGCCGCGTCGGGAATGGCGGCATAAACATCATCGCGCTGGAACGGCGTGTGCCCCATATAATCTTTGGTGGCCGTCACATATTGCTTGGCGCCATCCGCACCCAGATCAGGCCGTAGCCGGTTTTCCAGATCAAGCTGTTGCTGGGCATTGGCATAGCCGCCATAGAGCGCCGTGGTCGCCGCCGTTACTCCGGTTGCCGCCAACACCGCGCCATTGGCCCGCGCCGATCCTTCGCCGGTCTGCCAGTAATTGCCGGTATAGTTTGCCCAGGCATTACCGGCCATGCTGCGCGCCATCTGCGGCGCGGCCAGGGCAACTTGCGTGGCCATGCCCTTGGCGAACTGGCTGCCTGCAGAGACACCGGCGCGCGCCCAGTCGCCTGCCAGTCCGAGTGCACGCGGGTGCGCTTCGTTCCTGGCCGTCGCCGCTTTGACCGCGCCCATGGCCCGCGCCAGTTTGTGTTCAGCCGCAATGACCGGGCCGGTCATTGCGGCT